GCCCCATTCTATACGTATAGAATGGGGCGCGGGTGCATGCACCCTTGGCCCTATTATGTTCTAGGGCTTGGGGTGTATGCTGTCGCAGGGCTTGGGGTGTATGGATGCGCACACATATACACCTTTAGCCCTTAATGCTTTAGGGATAACAAGGCAGGAGAGCGGCGCGCGATTGCTGGCAATGGATAGCAGGAGGCAAGGGGCGACAAGTCGAAAAACTACACGACGGCGGCCATGCACCATAAGGACGGCGCGTTGCGCCTGCTTGTTTATGGCGCGGGAAACCCGCGCCGGCTGGGGCTTCCAGATCCTGCAGAAAGGACGGGCCATTGCGGGCGGACAATGTCGGCGCTATCGCGCCTGCTGTTTTTTCTCTTTTGTACTTTTGGCCCGTTGTACTTTTTCGCCAATGGCCCTATATTGTGACCACACCAACAACCGAGGAGGGCGCGGCAATGGCTGCAAAGGTGATAGCGGTACTCAACCAGAAGGGCGGCACGTCGAAAACGACCACCGCCACCAACGTGGCCAGCTGCCTGGCCGTTAAGCATGGAAAGCGGGTGCTACTGGTCGACCTAGACCAGCAAGGCTCTGCAACCGACTGGGCGGCGTCCAGGCCAGAGGCCGAGGGCGACGCGGGCCTGATCCCTACCGTATCCATGGGCAAGGCCCTGGCGCGCGACCTGCCGCGCGTTGCGGGTGGCTATGACTACGTCGTCGTCGACGGCGTGCCGCAAATCAGCGAGCTGACTGCCGCGGCCATCCGGGCGGCCGACGCGGTACTGATCCCGGTGCAGCCGAGCCAGTACGACATATGGGCGTGCGGCGACCTGGTGCAGCTGGTGAAAGACCGCCAGGAGATCGCCGACGGCAAGCCGGTGGCGGCGATGATGATCGCGCGGGCAATCCCGGGCACCGTGCTCGAGCGCGACGTGCGCGGCATCCTCGAGGCCTACGACCTGCCAATACTGAGCAGCCAGACCTGCCAGCGGCAGTCCTACGCTAGCGGCATCGAGAAGGGCCGCAGCGTCATGGATCTGCCAGACGACAACAAGGCGCGCCTCGAGATCGAAGCGCTGACCGCCGAACTATTGGAGCTGACCCAATGAGCACCACCGCAAGTAAGCCGACCATCGAGCGGCCCGGGCGAGCGCAGCCGCTGGCCGAGGAGCACGTCGAGAAGGCCCGCAAGGCCGTAGTGGCCGACAGCGACGAGAAACAGCTCAAGGTGCTGGCCGCGCCCAAGTACCACCGGGGCATGGCCGAGCTAAAGAACATGACCACCGACAGCGTGCCGGTTAAGCACCTGCTGCTCGAGGCCATCGAGGATCTGTTCGAGAAGTACGGGCGGGGCGAGGGGCGGTTCAAGGTTGACGACGTGCCAGAACTGCGCCGCCGGCTTGAATCGCTGATGAAGTGAAGAAACAGCCCGGCAGCGGGGGCAACCGCTAACCGGGCCAGACACATAGACCTTAGAGGGTTCCGAATATGTCCGCACGCGACTATACCACCGCGGCAAGCCTGCCGCTGCACCTGGCGCGAGATCCGCGCTATCGCGACCTGGTGCGCCAATTCGCCGAGCAACAGTGCCTGACGGCCTGGCACGGCATCCTGCGCATGATCGGGGAGGCCGCCTGATGAGCATCACAGAGAACGTATCCAGCGCCATCGAGCCCGAGGATCTGCACCGCGTCCGCGCCATCGCCGCGGCCATCCTCGAGCACCAAGGCTTCCAGGCGTGCGAGCTGCTCGACCTGGTGATCACCGAGGAGGCACCGGCCGACACAATCACCCCGCGCCGGGCGCGCGCCGAAAGCGCCGTGCAACTGGCCGCCGTGATCGTCAACTACCTTCGCCAGGAGTTCGAGATCCCAGGCGTCGACCACGAGCTCCTGCGCGCACTGCAGCGGGAGGCCAACCTATGAGCCGCAACGCATCCAGCCCCGCCGAGCAGCTTTTCGGCCTGATTTTCGCCGGCCTGGCCGCCCTGGTAGCCGCCGCCGTATTTATCCGCCGCATCTACACCATGCGCCTCGAAGAGGCCGCCAACGATCACCAGCAAGGGAGCGATAACGAATGAAAACCCCAGCAGCACGCGCCGCACAGTGGCTCGAGCACAACGCCCTGATCCTAGACACCGAAACCACCGGCCTTGATGGCGATGCCGAGGTGATCGAGCTGGCCGTCATCGACTGCACAGGGCAGGCACTAATCGACACGCTGGTACGCCCGGCGCGCCCTATTCCAGCTGACGCGACAGCTATTCACGGCATCACCGACCAGATGGTGGCCACAGCGCCAAGCTGGTCGGATGTTCGCGGCCAGCTGCTCGAGCTGATCGCCTCGGGGCGGCACCTGGTGATCTATAACGCCGGATACGACCTGCGCCTGATCCGCCAGAGCGACGCCATGCACGGCCTCGAGACCCCAGCCATGGCCGCGCACTGCGCCATGCTCACCTACGCCGAACACTGGGGCGAACTTGACCGACGCGGCACCGGATACCGCTGGCAGCGCCTTGGTAATGCCGCAGCACAGCAGGGCGTCGAGATCCAAGGCACCGCCCACCGCGCCCTAGCCGACTGCCTGACAACGCTCGGCATCCTGCGCGCGATGGCGAAAGCCGCGTAGCCATGTAGCCCCATCCACAAGCCCGCCCACTCGGCGGGCTTTTTGTTACCCTGCGCACCTGCCAACAAGGGAGAAGCGCACGGCATGAAGAAAAGCACCAAGATCGTCCTGGCCATTGGAGCCGTAGGCCTGCTGTTAGCCGGCTATCAGGACGTAAAAAACCGAGAAACCAACGGGCTGCGCCGTGCGCACCTAACCGCCTGGCCAGACCGCACGGTAAGCTGTGAGCACATGAAGGACAACGGCGAGACCTGGGCGCTGTGCCGCTTCTGGCGCGCCGCCCCGAGCGTCTGGCTCAAGCGCGGCGACGCCTGGGCCGCCGCCGACGGCAATGCACAGATGGTAATCAGCCACCTCGAAAACACGGACACGACAGGGCGAGAACTGCCGCGACTGTACGTCGACCGAAAGACGCCGGTTTATATGACAAAGCCCGTTATGGCCCGATTCGAGGCCGTGAAGGACGAGATCCGCGACGAAAGGCGCTAACAGCAGCACGGCGTAATTTTGCGCCCTGCGTCTCCAGAAACGAAGAAAGCCCCCACCGCCGCAAGGCAGTGGGGGCTTTCTCGTTATGGCGTCAGTGCGTTTTGTTGGCGCGCGGCAGCATCGGGTGATGCTCCTCGACAGACATTGCCGCAAGGTAAATCGGCTCAGCAGCAGCCGCCACGGCGCTGACCAGCTCGTTACTGGCCGTCGCAATGCGCTGGAAGTGCTCGCCACCCTCCCGCGCCGTGCGCGCCAGGCGCAGATAGCGCTCGCGGTCTACCTCCATCATCTGAGGCGGCACGTAGTACTGCACCGCCGCCAGGCCGAGCTTTGACGCAAGCCGAACGGTTGACCGGCGGGCGATCGCCTCCCAGGCCAGCGGTGTGAACAGCGCGCGCTGCTCGCCTCGGTCGTCACGGAAAAGCCAGACGCTGCCGGCCGGAAACTCTCGCTCGTAGCGATGATAAAGACTCAGCGTCGAGTTGCGCAGGCGGTAGCCGACCAGCACGTCGATCTCCTGATCGCTCAGCCACAGATTGCCGGCCGTATCCCACTCGGCACCCACCACGCCCTTGCCGAAGTCCAGTTCGACTACGCGCCCGGTGAACTCCGCGCCCACCTCGGCGTTGTATTGCTCGGACTGCTGGCGCAGCAACTCGGCCTCCATGCGGTTGAAGGCGGCGATGTAAGCCTCTTTCCAGCGCGCAGCCTCTTTGCCGGTGAAACCCATGCACAGAAAGGTGAAGCCGTCGCGCGTCATGCGAAAGAACGGCTCCGGCTTGTTGTTTGAGCCGCGCCGGGAACACTCCGCAAAATTGCGGAGTGTGAATTCTGGCGAGCAATCTAGGCTCCTGATGCGCTTTAGAACGTCATCGTGGCGCTTGCCAAATACCTCGGCGACAACCAATGAAGTTGTAGTCGGGCGACCATCCTCCATGGTTACGGCGGACGAGTCCAAGACGTGTTGGTCGGTCATTCTTCTTGCTCCCTGGCTGCGATCAGCAGCCGATTAATTACCTTCGGCGCGGACTCTCCGCGCTGCTCAAAAAAAGCCAGGGCGGCGGCCGCCTCTGGCACAAGTCGGATAGCGGAAAGCTTTCTCCCCCCTTTTTCCAGCAGGCGCGCCTCGTACTCCTCGACACGCTGCGTCACGCTTTTCGGTTTCTTTTCCATCCCCTCCCTCTCGCGTTGTGATGCAACGTCCGCAGATTATCGCGCGTTGTGTTACAACGCAACAAATTTCAGGCACAAAAAAGGCCCCACCGCCGCGAGGCGATGGGGCAGGAACATCTGCGCAATTTTGCGCGCATGATCATCTCCCCAAAATTGCGGAGATGATCGAATCACTCTTGGCGTCCGTCTGGATAGGTCGCCTCGAGGGTGCAGCGGTAGCTTTGCTGGCGCGATCCGCTGGCGGTCACCTTGTCGATTGACCAGGTACCGCGCATGAAACTGGGCCAGCTGTCATCGAGCTCGAGCAGCCCCTCGGCGCTTAGCGCCGGATTCCCTGGGCAATCAATCCGCAGCTTTGCCGCCTCGCGCTGCGTCTTGCGCTGCTCGCCCTCGGCCGCGGCCTTCGCCTCGGCTTCGTTCTGGTAACGCTGGCGCACCGTCTTGAACGGCCCCTCGCCCACTTCCACCACGCATTCCTTGCCGGCGCTGCCGTCCCACCAGGTGGTCTTGCAGCCCTTGAAGCGCACGCGGCTGTCCTGGTCGATGCTCGCCGCAATAAAGGCGCGCTCGCCCGGGCGGTTGTCCTTGGTCACCGACAGCGTCACCGGCGGCAGGGTCTTGCCGCTCAGCGTCTTGACCTGGCCCCGACGGGCCAACACGTAGAGGTCATTGACCGGCTTTGTCACCGCGTCATAGCGGCGCGCGAGCCGGGTCAGAAAGCCCATGTCCGTTTCGTTCGACTGGTCGATGTGGGCGATTGGTATCGCGTCCAGCTCGGGGGCCACGCGCGGCGAGAAGCCGTGCTTGGTGGTCAGCTGGCGGAATACCTGGCCGAGCGTGGTCATGGCGTAGCTTGCCGAGCGCCGGGCCTTGAAGCCGGTCTCGTCCTTTACCTTGAAGGGGGCCGCGGTGGCCACGATCAGCAGCAGGGCCGGGAACAGTTGGGGCGTGGTGCGCGTGACGACAAACTCGCCCTTATCCACCAGCCCCGTTTCCTTGTAACCGACCCGCAGCCCCACCTTGCCGTCGACGCTGGGCAAGCCGTCGAGGCCCTCGATGTTCACCGTTAGCTTGAGGGTGTCCGATTCGACGCCCGCGGCGTCGACGTGCTCCCAGTCAACCAGGCGCGCATTGATCAGGGCGGCGTTGCTGCCGTAGATCTCAACCGCGGGCGTGTACCCTATCGACATAGCGCACCACCACAGCGGCAGCGGGGCACCTCCTGATAGCGCCCAGTCGAAAGCGCCATTACCAGCCCCTCGACCAACTCCTCGGGCGACGCACTTGCCAGCGCCTGCCGCCAGAACTGGCGCGCACGCACGGCGTCAATGTCGCGACGGATCTGCATTCCGATGATGCTCTCGAGGTCAGCAGAGCTCAGCGGCGGGAATGACTTTTCTTCTGACATAAATCCCCCTAATCCCACGCGGTAAGCGGTGCAGCCTGGGCCGGCTTGCTGGCCAGCTCGGGCAGGTTCACCCATAAGCCAGCCGGCAGGGCCGGGCCATACTCGGCCAGGCCAGGGTTGACCAACCACAAGGCCTCCTCGGCCTCGTCGTCAGATCGCCCCAGCTCGCGAAAGAGCAGCACGTTTGCCGTATCACCGGCGATGGTTCTAACCCGTCGCATTGACGAACTCCTGCAGCTCAAGCGTCCACGACAACAGCGTCGCGGTACCGTCGTCGATCACGCGCTCCTGGTCTTCGCTCACGGCGTCGATTCGCCAGCGCCCCCACACCCGGCCGACGCCGTCGACCAGGGTGTAGGGCTGGCGCGCGTCGGCCATGGCGCGCAGCTCGTCGAGCTTGGCCATGCCGGCCGCCAGCTGGGCCTTGCCGCTCAGCCGCAGCGACTCCAGGCCCTGGCCGGTGTTGTGCGACATCGGCTTGCTGCTGATGATGTCCAGGTCTACCCAGCCGCCCGTGGTCTTGCGCGCGAGGCGCTCATACGGGAAGCCAGAGGCGAGGCCGAACACGAACTCGCCCAGGGCCATCTGCTGTCGCATCAGTCGCTCCCATCAGTCAGAGACGCGCCACGCCGAACGGCGAGCGGGTCGGCCATCATCAGCGGCACAAAGTCGCCGCGCATTTTCGCCATCACCTGGTTGGCCAGCGCTTCGCTGGTTGCATGGTCGGCCCCGTTGACTTGGATCTGAGGCGCGAAAGTGATCTGCCGGTTGTCCGCGTTGGTCACCGCGGCCGCGACCTCGTCAGGGCTGCGCAGTCGGTCGACCGCCGAGCCGGCCATGCCGCCCAGCGCGCCGCCCGCTTCGCTGCCCAGCCACGCGCCAAGCGCACCGCCGAGCAGGCCACCGATGGCGGTGCCGATAATCGGCACCATCGAGCCCACCGCAGCGCCTGCAGCAGCACCGGCCCACATGCCGCCCATGCCACCGGCCGTCGAGCCGATTGATCCGCCGAGGTCTTCACCGTTTGAGTCGGGATCAGCAACCACCTGGCCAAGCTCTATAGCGCCGGCCGCCAGCATCAGCGCGCCGCCGCCTTTCATGCCCAGGCCCATGCCGCCACGGCCTGCCCGACCGCCAGCGCGCCCACCCTTGCCGGCGCGACCACCGCCGCCAGGGCCAACGCCACCAACGCCCAGGCGGGCCATGGCAGCGTTCAAGCGCATGACCGCAGCGTCGGCCGTCATCGCCGAGCGCGTGGTGGTGGCATCCAGCTTTACGCGCGCCAGGCCGGCCTTGTTGAACGCCTGACCGACCAGCAGCCCGGCAAACTTGAGGCCCAGCGCGCCGACCTTCATCGCGGCCAGGCCGCCACCAACTACCGCGATAGCGCCGGTTATCGACGGGAACTCGCGTGCGGCCCAGCTCAGCCCATCGACCAGCGCGCCCAAGGGGATCAAGACAACATTCAGCGCCGGCAGCATTGACTCGCCGACCAACGTCGACAACTCGACCAGCTTGGCCGTGAAGGCGTTCCAGTTGGCCCGCGAAGTGGCCGCCACACCTGACGCCTCGTCCATCATCGAGCTGCTATAGCTCGCCTTGTCGGACACGGTAGCGAACGCTTTCTCGACCGACTCGAGGTTTTGCAGCAGCGGCATGATCGCGCCAATCGACTCAGAGCCGAACAGCTGGGTGGCGAGCGCGGATTGCTCCTCCTCGGGCGCAGCTTTCAGCGCCTCGAGCACCGTCTTGATGGTGGCCGGGGCGTTCTGCTGCATGCCCAGGGCCAACTCCTCGGGATCGAAGCCGAGCTCCTCCCAGGTCTCGCGCTGGCCCTTGGTTGCTGCCTTGCCCTTGGTCAGCGCGCCGAGGAAGTTCTTAAACCCGGTACCGGCGATTTCCTTCTCGGTGCCAGGGTTGAGGAACGCCGCAGCAAGGGCCGCGCTCTGCTCAGGCGCAAGGCCAGAGGCCTGACCTATCGCGCCATAACGCTTCGTTACCGCCGCAATCTCGGGCGCTTTGGCGTTGAAGCCGCTATTGCTCAGATGGTTGGAAGCGTTGGCGAGGTTCATCGCGCCGGCCTGGTCCAACTTCATCGAGGCACGCCAGCCGGCCATGGTCTCGCCGGCTTCTTTGGCTTCCATGCCAAACGCCGAGGCCATGATCGCAGCGTCGCGCGTAAAGCTGATGATCTCGGCCTGCTTGCCAGCAGCGCTAAGCCCATCGCCCACACCAGACTGACCAGCCGCTGCTTGGATCTGCGCCAAGTCGACAGCTGTCAGGCCACCGGCGGCGATCTCTCGCTCGCTGGCCATGCGCAGGTTGGCGTGCGCCATTTCCTTGCGCTGCTCGCCCTCGAAGTTCACCACCTTGGCCACATCGGCCATGGCTACTTCGAGATCCATCGCCTGGCTGACCGGCTTGGCCGCCAAGTAACCGATAGCAGCGGTCTCCATGACCTGCCCGCGCAGATCCGCACGCGCGCCGCGGTTGGCGTCGATGCGGCCCTGGGCGGTGCGCACGGCATCGAGCCGCGCACGCTGCGACTGCAGGGCGGCGTTGGCTTGTTCCGTGGCGCTCTCTAGGCGCTTCTGCTCGGCTGCCAGCTGGCCAGTGTCCACACCAGCCTTGGTCAACTCGGCCTGCAGACCCTTGAGCTGGTTGCGCTCAGCCCGCTGCGCCGCTTCCAGGGTGCGCAGGCTGGCGGTGTTCTTGTCCTGCGCCCCGTCCAGGCGCTTGACCTCGGTCGTGGCGCTGGCCAGCTCTCGCCCGAGCCGGTTCTGCTCGATGCGCGCCGCCTTCACCTGGGCCGTGGTGGCTTCGGTCGAGCCCTCCAGGGCCTTGGCCGAGGCCGCGGCCTGGGCATACTCCTGCTCGAGGCGCTGCACCTGGGCCGCAGCGGCCTGGTGCGCCTTGCCCAGGCTGACCTGCTCGACCTTGGCCGCCTGCAGGGCGGTCTTGGTCTTGTCTAGCTTCTCGGTCAGCTTGCTGTAGCCGTCGGCCGAGCGGGCCAGGCGGTTGAGTTTTTCCAACTCGGCGCGCTGGCCCTTGATCTCGTCCTGCAGCTTGTCGGCTTTCTTCGAGAAGTCGCCGAACGTCTTCGAGTAGGCGTCCACGGCGGCCAGCCGTAGCGAGTACTTCGACTTGGTGTCAGCCATGCCCTACCCCTTTTGCTTTACGCCCAGGCGCGCCATGGCCAGCTCGTAGCGGCGCAGCCCTTTTCCGGCGTCCCACTCCAGAATCTCCGCTTCGCTTACGTGGTAAACGAGCGGCACGACATCGAGGATTACTTCGATGTCGCGCTCGGAAAGTAGGCCGCCGGCTTGTTCAAAAAAGCGTGCAGGCGCTCCTGCAGCTGCGTCCAATCGGGGATGCTCAGGCGCAGCACCTCAACCGTCGACAGGCCGGTGCAATGCGCGCTGATAAAGTCGGTGCGCTCGTTTTCGGTCTTGAGCTTGCGCATGACCTTGGTCGCCTTCATCGCCGGCACCTGCAGAGCCAGACGGTCAACCGTGCGGCCGATGGCCTTGATCGGCACCAGGAGCGGTGCGTCGTCAGGATCCTCGGGCTTGCGGCCCAGGAAGTAGCTGGCCGGCAGGTTCACGTACTCGTGCATGCGCGTGACCAGGGCCACGTAGTCGGGGCGCTTGATCTGCTCGAGCACGCCGACCGGCAAGCCGGTGGCCACCAGCAGCAGGGCCTCGAACTGTTCTTCTTCATCGGTGCCGACACTGGCCAGCGCGGCGCGGTGCTCCTCGACAGTGAAGGCGCGCAGCTCGATGGTGGTCAGGATCTCGCCGCCCTCGAGGGTGACGGGCCAGCGCAGGGGATGCGGTTCGGGTTTCCAGCTCATTGCGGGGATTCCTTACAGACACGAAAAAGCCGCCCGCAGGCGGCTTGGTTCGAGGGTTGAGGGTTAAACCATCAGGGCCAGGCGGCGCGCGCCCTTGAGCAGATCCACGCCGTTGACGACGACCTTTTGGGTGCGCGTGTCGATGTCGATCACCGGCACGCCCATTTCCAGGCGGGTGTAGGTGCGCAGGGCGATTTCCAGCACGGTGACCGGCTTGTCGCCCATCTTGAGGGTCTTCTCCTCGAGCTTTTTCAGCTTGCCGCCTTGCACGTGGTAGGTGAACCACTCGTTGCCGTCCTGGTCTTCGCCGGCCTCCTGCACAGTCAGCAGGATTTCGTCGCCGCCGCTGACGCCCAGGGCCGCCATGATCGGCAGGCCGACGCCCTGCAGCGTCAACTTGCCGGACAGGGCTTTCATGCCGGTGGCCATCTCCTCGGGGATGTAACGGCCACCGCGCATTTCTTCCATGTCGAACTCGATCACCGGCGGATCGTAGTCGTCGATGGTCGCGTTAAGCGGCAGGCCCTGCAGGGTGGCAGTGATGATCTGCCGCACTCGGTTAGTCAGCATTAGAGAACGTCCTCAAGAAATTCTTCGATGATCGCGTCAGACGCATTGAGCTGGTAAATCATGTGCTCGTTGGGCGCGTAGCGGCCGTAGTCGATGCACAGGTACCAGGTGCCGTTCTTGTACTTCTCGACGCTGTTCAGCTCGGGGTGCAGGTACACCTTGCCGCCCGGGATGGTCTCGTCGGCGACCAGGGTCTGAATCCAGTCGTTGATCCGCTTGACCTCCTGCTCCATGAAGGTCTTGGTCAGGTTCTTCGCCATGACCTTCTGCGCCGCCTTCACCAGCTTGCGGGTGATGGCGTCCTCGAGGCCCACGTAGCTGATGAACTTGCCGGTGATCGAGCGGTTGCCCAGCAGCGAGAAGCCGCCCAGGGTGGTGCGTGCGTAGTAGCTCACGCCGTAGCGGTTGAGCAGGTCGCCCTCGGTCGACTTGTCGAGGATGTTGTACTCGACGGTGCGCGCCACGTCGGCCGCGTAGGTCACCTGGTTGCCCGGGCTTTCCCACTGCTTGACCGCGGCCATGGCCGCAATAGCCAGGCTCGAGGGTGGCAGGAACACGTTGGCCTTTGCCGCCTTGGAGTAGACCGCCGGCATCTGGTGAACCATGTAGCAGCGGTCATAGCCCAGCTCGGCACCGCCGATTGCCTGGCTGTTGACCACCTGGCCGGCCACGTCGGTGTCCAGGCCATCGAAGACCACCCGCGCGCGGATCCGCTTACCCAGGCTGGCCAGCTCGCTATGCACGGCCTGGGCGTCAGAGAAGCCAGGCGCGCCGATGATGGTCGGCACCTCGGCGCACAGCGCCAGAGCGCCCAGGCCTGTGACCTGGCCCGAGGTAGCGTCGACGCCGCCGATCACGTTGTTAAGCGTGTCGGCCGGGGTCGCGCCCTCCTCGACCACGATCACATAGACCGGCACCTTCACCACTTTCAGGATGGCGTGGACGGTATGGAACAGCGAGCCAGCCTCCGCCGCGGTCGGATCCAGCAGCGCGGCCAGAGTAAAGCTGTTGATGCGGAACGGCGAATTACGCGGCACGCTCATATCGGCGTTCGGCGCGGTACCGACCAGGCCGACGACGTTGTCGCCAAGCCCACCCATCGCCTCGGGGGATTCGGTCGTCTCGACGGAGACGCCGTTGTGCTCGAAATTGGTTACCTCGGCCATGATCAGTCCTTAGCAGCGGTTTTCTTGGTGGTCACCGGCGCGGCCTGTTCGGCCTCGAGCTCGGCAGTCAGTTTGACGCGGCCAGCCTGGCGCAGAGCCAGGGCCTCGACCTCGAGCAGGTCGACCTTGTCGCCCTTGCGCGTCCAGTGGCCGCCCCCTTTCGGGTACGGCACGAGCACGGTGTAGTTTTTGCGGTCTGCCATGGTGGCGGTCTCCCTAGATGGCTTTCGCCGGGTTGATTTTGAAGGTCATGCCCTTGCCGGGCTCGGCGGTGCCTTGGTGCGCGGGCTTGATCTTGTAGCCAAGGCGCACCACAAAGGCCCTGGCAGGCCCATAGGGCAACGCCAGATAAAAGCCATACCAGCGGGAGACCCCGCCCCGGCGGCGCGCGCTGACGAACTGCCAGCCGCCTTGCCCGGGGTTATCCTCGACGGCGTAGTCGCCGAGGTAGCGGATCTCGCACTCGCTCACCGGGCAATTGAAGCCAGGCACCAGGCGCAGGTTGTTGACCGGGTTGCGCACCGCAGCCCACCACCAGCGCGCGAGCCACGAATCGGCGGCGAGCCAGTCGACCGTAAAGCCGAGGCGGCGCAGCAAAGGCAGCAGGCCGAACAGCACCAGGTCGTCGCAGTTGTCAGCCCACCAGCGGCGCTTGTCGCCGTCCAGGCCGTCGAAGTCATTGCCGAACAGCCAGGCCCAGGCCGGCACGTTCCAGATCCGGCGGCCATCGCTCAGCGACACACCAGGCACCGCGAACTGCAGCGCGATGGCCACCACCGGCAGGCCGACTACGATCAGCGCCACACGCACCACCAGGAGCACCGCCCATTGCACCAGGGCGAGCAGGATCTCGAGGCACCAGGCGGTGCCCCGTTTGAATTTTTCGAGCATTACGGATCCTCAGAAACGCAAAAGCCCCCAGGGCGGGGGCTTTCTGCAGGTGTAAAAAAACCGCTTACGCGGCGGGCTTATTCGCTGGTTGCCAGAAAGGCCGGCGGCACCGGCCTGTGCTCAGCCAGCGGGAAGCCCTCAGCCTGCGGCCAGTCGCGCAGCTGCTGGATGTAACCCAGCAGGTCGGCGAACTGCGCGGCCGTCAGCGTGGTGGCGATAGCCAGCTCGACCTCGTCGCGGTGGCGATCACGCGCCGCGCAAGGCGCAGCCAGCGCCGCGTCACGCCAGCCGCGTTCGGCGACGGCCAACTCGGCGGCAGTCGGCGCTGGCAGATCGACCAGCACCGGACGGCCGTTTGCGTCGGCCGCGATGCGCACGCCGATGAAGGGGGCAGCGAACAGCGCCGCATACTCCTCGTCGGTAATTTCGACCGATCCGGGAACCTCTTCTTCGAAGAACCCTAGTGTTTCAGCTAGAAAATACATCAACTTAATACCCCCATACCCGGATACGGCCCGAGATGCCACTGGCCATCGCCGGGCCGCCAGTTCCGATGATGTTCCTGACCCGCGCCACCACGATAGAAGTGCTGCTGGCGGCCAGGTCAAACCCCCATACGGAAACGCTGTTGGCGAGCCACCCCACTGGCGAGGCCTCGTTAGCGATCCCCCCAAGGATTGCGTTCGGAAACTGAATCGGCAGGGTGAGGGCCATGTTGCTATTCACGTCGGACGCCCCTGTTACCCACTGCTCGATAAAGAACCCCGTCGGGCTGTTGGGATCTGCTATCCGCTTATATCCGTTTGAGGTCAGTGAGCTTCCGAACGCACCACCGCCAACGCCACCCAGAATTATGTACCAGTCCCCTGCTGGCCCGTTTGACACAATCATCGCTGACTCGTGAGACGACAGCTGGTACGTGTTGACTATCGAGCCACCAGGTGCGTGGATAGCCTCGGCTCCATTAGCCTTGATCACGCACCCTTTACGACCATTTGCCCGGAACGTGTAGGCCGTCAGCCCTTGGGCTGTCGTCGCTAACGCAGGTAGTGTCACCGTGGAATTGTCAGCATTGAACTCGCACCATCCACCCGACTGCGCCAGCGTCAGCGAGATGTTCTCCGCTATTGAAATACCGAGCCCACCCCGGGCGCATAGCCCCAACAACGTGGCGAACTCAGTCGTTGCAATACTATCTGAACTATTGAACTGCGCCGGCGTCGGCGCGGTTGGATTGTCGGTAAAGGCCGGCGACGACAGCGGCGCGTAGCCCTTGGTCACGTCCTGAAATGTCAGCGCCGTGGTTCCCAGTACAATGGCCCCATCAGTCACCAGCTGCCAGCGCGTGTCGGCAAGGAACGCGCCCTGCTCTACCGCTACAACCAGGCCAGAAGTCACCTCGGCGCTAATGTCGGCGTCAGTCGAGCGCACCCATGCGCCACCGGCGACGACATAGATCCCGTTATCCTTAGCCGCGGCTTGGCTCTTCACCAGCACGCGATCACCAGCAGTCAAAGCAGCGGCCCAGTCGCCGCCAGCCTGTACGCCAAGACCAGAAAGCACGACATCGGCGGTCGTGGCGTAGCGCACCGACTGCTTGTGATCGAGCTTGGCGAGCTCGCGCTGCACATAATCGACCGTCGCCATGACCGTGGTCGGGTCAGTTTTCAGCGTGACCGCCGAGGTACTCGAGACCAGGATCACCATGCGGATGGTCTTGGTCTCGTCGCTGCCCTGGCTCTGCACCGGCTTGTACTGCTCGGCATGGTTGCCGATGAAGATCAGGTCGCCGTCAACGTCATAGAGCGCGATCTCGCGAATCGTCCAGCCGCCAACCTCGGCAGGCAGCACGAGCTCGGCCACCAGCCAGTTGGGGTTGTCCGGGTGCTGGTACAGCTGGTTAAGCTGCGCGCGATGTACCTCGCGGGCCAGCGCTGGCCAGGCGGCGGTCGGGTTGACGGCCACGCCGTTGCCGTCGCCGATGGCCATGTGCGAAATGTCCACGGTCAACTGGTTGGCCATGGCGTAGGCCAACTTGGCCGCGCCGACGTTGGTCGGCAGGGAATAAATCGGATCTTGTGGGGTCATTGCGGATACACCGTGGTGGTCGAGATTTCAACGAGGCCGACGCCGTAGTACAGGAGCCCCTGCACCTCGCTCTCTTTCTCTGAATAGGGGTAAACAGTGGTCAGACTGCCGGTGCTCACGGCCGCGCCGTAGTACAGGAGCCCCTGCACCTCGCTGACGATGCTTAGCGACAGCTCGTCGCGCTCGGCCATGGCATCCGCCAGGCGAATGCCCAAGCGCCGGTTCGACTCCTCGTCGAAGGCACCCAGGGCGCGAGCGACCACGCGAATGCCGTAGGGGCTGCCGGCGGGGCTTTCCTTGTGCCAGGCAACCACCTCGGGCAGCAGACCCATGGACTCGACAGCCAGGGCCAGCGCCTTGCGCGTGCCGGCGAGGCGCTTGATGGCCCAGGCATTGGCCGCGGTGGCGCGTTTTTCGCTCTCGAGCGCTGCAGAATCCCACTCGCTGACGCCGCGATCAGCCGCTAGGTATGGCAGGAAAGCGACAGGCGAGCGCTGGGCGTCCATCAGCTCGGGGAATGGCGGGTCGATACGCTCGAGCAGCCGAGCGAATGCGAGATCGAGACCCGCCTCGAGCAGCGAGCGGTTAGGCGGCAACACACTAGGCGCACAGGTCTCGGCGGTCATAGCGTCCTGACCTCGATATTGATGCCAGTGCAGTACGGGGCCTGGTGCGCCTCGCACTCTATCGGCGCGAGCGGGGCCAGCAGCTCGAGGCGCTCGGCCCCCGCTGCATGCAACTCGTAGTCGATGCGGCTCGGATCCACATAGCTGTTTAGCCGGTGGCGGCTGGCCGCATAAGCGCCCAAGGCTGCGTCGGCCGCAGCCTGGGTAAGCTGGGCGTCAGGCCCAGGGCTGATATAGACCACAGCGTCGATCTGGTAAGGCACGATCTCGGCCGCCTGCACTATCACCTGGTCGGTCTCGGGTCGCACGTCATCACGGGCGAAGTGATCCTCGACCGCTTCCAGCAGCGCGGCGCTCGGGGTGCCGTTGCCATCGCGCGACAGCACGGTGACGGTCACCTGGCCCGGCGCAGTGCGCCGGCCGGTGGCGTCCTTCATCTGCGCCGCGAAACCGTCCTCGGCGAAGGTGTACGTCACCACCAGCTGGCCGGCGCTGGGCGCTTCCACGGTGACCGTGGCGCGTTCGCCCAGTGTCATAGCCTCGCGCCGGTACTGCAGGCGCGAGCCGGCGGCCGGGGCGTGCGGGGCCAGGTAGTAGCGCAGGCGCAGGTCTGCGTCATCCTCGAGCAGCGGGTCGACAGGCGGGAAGGCGCTCGGGTCGCCCTCGTCGATGGTGCGGCGCGCGAGGCCGAGATCCGCGGCGCGCGCGTCCAGGTTGCTGCCAGTTGCCCACCAGGCCAGCATCTGCTTGATGCGGGCGTTGTATTTGCGTTCATGGCCCTGCAGGCGCAGCGTCATGGCCTGCAGCGCCATCGACAGCAGCTCGCTGTCGTTTTCCAGCGCCTCCTGCAGGCGGGCGGCTTTGGCCGGATCCCGCGCCGCCACGTAGGCCAGCACCTCGGCCTTGAACTCGGCCAGCAGCGTCTCGAAGTTTTCGACCTTGACGATCTCGGGCTCGGCCAGCTGGTTGAGCCCCGGAATAAGCATGCTCACGTGGTCACCTCGAACGTCATCTTGCGGTTGTGCCAGGTACCCGCCAGGCGCAGGCGCAGGCCGGCACCCTCACGGGTGGCCACCACCACCTCGGGCTTGAAGTCGGCGAGGCCGTTCGCCTCGTTGTAGAAGGCGTCGACGGCGTCGCCCTGGGCGAGGATCAGCAACTGGTCGCCCAGGTTGCGGCCCAGGCGCGTCGGCAACCTGCAGCCGTACAGCGGCCGCTTTTGCCGGGTGCCAAGCGGGGTTGTCAGGGCGCGGGTGGCGCGCTGCACAAAAGCGGGCCAGTCGTCGACTGTCGCGCCGGTGTCTCTGTCGATGCCGATCATGCTGGCTCCCCGCCGAGGCTCGGGCCGCCCGAGTTCAAATGCTTGTGATCCTTGCCGATGTTCTTGCCCTCGTGATCGACGCCAGGCCCGACCAGGTGAACGCCCGAGGCGTCAATGCGCACGCCGCTGCCATTGCTCAGCAGCTCGATGCCAGCCTGGTCGGCCTTGACCGTGGTCGGGCCGTTCTTCCATTCCAGGGCATGGGCCGCGTGGTCGTAGCTGCTTTCGGTGCCGTCCGGGTAGGTGCGGCGGTGCAGCTCGGCGCGATCGGATACCGGCGGAAACTGCGCCGAGGGCAAGCCGAGGATGGCCACCGACTGGGCGCTACCGTCGCCGCCGCCGTAGTTGATCAGCAGGCACTGCTCGCCGGTGGATGGGTGGCGCGTCTCGCTGATGCCGCCCGCGGCCAGATTGGCGTACTTGATCCAGGGCGAGCGCAGCTCGCCATGGCTGACCTGGCAGACGCCCTTCGCCGGATCCACAGCGGCAACGGTGCCGATCCGGTTGTGCCCTTCGGCACGGCGGCGCAGATCCTCGAGCTCGGCCTCCAGCGCCGCCAGGCGCTCGATCAGCGGCCCCAGCTGGATACGCAGGTAGGCGTCAAACATGGGTCAGGTCTCCAGCTGGTGGTAGTTCTCCGGGTTGTCCAGGTCGTCGACCTGCCAGCTGTAGGCAACCAAGGGGGCGGTGTTGAGCAGGATCTCGGCCGGCGGCTCGCCGGGCGTCACCACCTGCTGAAACGTAGCGGCCCAGGCGTCGTAGCCGTCGGCACCGCGCTGGAACATCGAGGGGCCGCTGCGCAGCTCGACCGGCAGCTCGCAGTTGCGACCGTGAAAGCCCCAGCGGTTGCGGTCGGCCAGGCGCTCCAGGCAGGTGGCCAGGTTGACCGCCTCGAGCGCCGAATGCTTGCGCCACCGGCCGACAACGCCGTGCAAGGTGACGGTGACGGCGTGCGTATAGCGCCCGTCGTTTTGCTTGACGGCCGGGGTGGTGCGCTCGATCTCGATCAGCACCGACGCATGGCGCACAGCGCCGTCCCAGTCATCGTAATTGACCACGTCGACGCCGATGCACGCGGCATGGATGGCGTCGCCGATGGCGAAGAAAAGGTCGGAGACCTGGTTAAGCGGTTTGAAGGGCATGACGCGCCTCGTGCTCGAATAGCTCCATGAAGCGCTCCATCGCGCGACGCTCCCAGCGCTCGAGAGCGCCAAGGGCTGGGCCTTCCCAGTCCTCGGTCACCTTCTCGATGGGCAAGCGCTCGCGACCCTTGCGCCGAAAGACGAGCCGCTGGCTCGACTTCATCGGCGATATGAAGGCGTCGTCATAATCGCGATGCCCAACCTTGACGCCCGTCGCCGTCTGCCTGGGCGTGCCCAGGTAGTGAACGCCGATAGGCTGCAGGCCGACCCAGAGCTTTACCTCGCGGGCCGTCGACTGGCTGTAAATGTTGTAGCGGTGGCGTACCGGGCTTTGCGTGATGCCCAGCTCGCGGGCGATTTCCCGCGAGCTGTGCGTGCGCAGCCATTGCGCCGTCTTGCGCAGGGCGCGGGCGGCGGCCAGATCCAGCTTGCGAGGTGCATCGGCCAGGGCGCTTTCTACGCCGGCCCAGCCGTCCACCTCGAAATTCAGTTGGAAGCCTGCCACTTGCCACGCTCCCCGGCCGGGGCCGAGCGGTCACCGTAGGGGATCAGGGTCAGCAGCGAGCGCAGCCGGCCCAGGGGTTCCACGTTGGCGATTGAGTACTCCACACCCTCGAGCACCACCTTGGCGAGCTGGTAGTCGGCCGGGACATCGCCCCGGGCCAGCTGCAGCTTCACCTGGGCGGGCTTCACCCGCAGGCTTGAGGCGTTCGGATCCACGCCAGAGCGATACAGCCGGCCCGACGCACCCGGCGCACCCTCGAGGGCGCTGACCTGGCGCGCGGGCTGGCCCGGCACGATCAGCTGCGCGGTGGTACCGAACTCGTCGGGGTCGAAGAAGTCGACGAGATCATCGGCACCTATCACTTGCCGGCCGCCTTCTTGGCTTTCTCCAGGGCGGCGACTTCATCTGCCAGGGCCTTCTTCTGCTTGCCCAGGTCGTCGACCTCGGCCTGCAGGCCCGTGCGCGCCTCGGTCAGCTGCTCGACCGACTCCTGCAGTGTGGCAAGGTCGCCCTTCTTCGCCTCGATGTCGGCGAGCAATTGCGCCTGGTCGAGCTGCAGCTGCTCGTCGAAGCCGTCGGCGGCGTGCTCCTGCCCGCGGTACTCGGCGATTTCTTCGACCGTCGCGTCGCGGCACAGCTTCGAGCCGAACCAGTCGTTGCGGATCGGGCGCTCGACCTCGAGCACGGTCTTTTCGGGGATCACGTCGCCGTGAACCATGAGGTCAGTCAGCAGCACCACCAGGGCGGTGCGCGTTTGAGTGGTAGACATAGGGGTCGCCTATTCAGGGAAAGGGGCAAAACGGGGGCCGGAGCCCCCTACCTGCCCGCTTTCAGGTTCGGTTTAAACGCCTTTCACGCCAACGCAGAAGGCTTCCTTGCGGCGCACGGCGGCGTCGACGTCTTGGAACACGCGCAGCATCAGGCCGTCGCTGCCTGCCAGGGCATACGGGTCGGGCTTGAGATCCAGCACGCCCCACAGGCCGCACACCAGCTGCGAGAAGTCGCCGAACAGCCACTTGTCCGCCGGCATCTGGTTGGTCGCGTGCGCGCCGTAGCCGTTGACCTCACCGCTCTGCCAGATACGCTCGCCGGTACCCTCGAAGGCTTGCTTCTTCTTGGCAGCGCCACGTTGGGTGATGCTGGTCAGGTAGGCCAGGCCGTCGCCCTCGACGTTGAAGGTGCCCGCTTTGGTCTCCATCTCGACGACAGAATCCCAGTCGATGCCAAGCGCCGGATAGGTCACAGACGGCAGGCCGACTTGGTTCAGCAGGCCCAGCGGCTGGTTGTCCGCGCCGGTACCGAGCAGCATCGCCAGGTCGATGGCAACGCCCAGGCCCTCGACCAGGTCGCTGATGATCAGCGCCTCGACAGACTTCGCCGCTTGCTTGCGCAGCTTGCGGGTGATCGGGATCGCGCCCGCGATGGTCTTCGGCGTCAGCGGGATGGTGGTCAGGTCGAAGTCGCTCGGGGTGACGTTGTCGCCCTCGCCCAGCCAGTAGAAGTTGGAGCCGTTGACCTTCTTCGGCAGATCCAGATCGCCGACCAGGCCGCCGAGCATGCGCATGCCGAGCTTGGCCATCATGGTCTTGTTGCGCAGGATGTCGATAAACTGATCGACGCGCAGCTCAGTGGCCACCAGCTCGCCACCCTTGCCGGCCTCGCCCTTCGACATACCACGCACGAGCAGGTCATGCGGCACGAAGAAGCCGCGGGCCTCTTTCTTGAGGGTGTCGGCCAGGGCCAGGCTGACCTCGCGCTCCAGGCCGGCCTTCGACCAGTCCTTATCCGCGTAGGCGTTCATCGCACGCATCAGCGAGAACTGATCCATTTCCTTTTCGGTCATGCCCATGCCGCGCGCGGAAACATCCTTGACGAAGCCCGGCAGGTCGCGCTCGCCTTCCTTCGGAGCCTTGGGCGCGAGTGGCTTCGGCTGGCCTGGCATGGCGCGCTCGAGCAGCACAGCGCGGAACTGATCGAGCGACTGACCGGAGCTAACCGCGCTGGCCGCCAGGTCGCGCTGGTTGTAGCGCTCGCCCAGGATGTTGATGTCGGCGATGCGCTGGCGCTCGATCATCACCGGGTCGGTGGTGACAGTTACGGCCGGTTGTGCGCGGGTCTGGCCGTCGTCTTGGGGTTCGTTTGCCTTCGGCATTGCAATACCTCGAATAGTGATGGTGTTGGTCGTTGCTTCTTTGGAGCGCCCCACCCCGACGGTCGGGTCTGCAGGCACGGATACGCTGGAAACCTCGTAGGGCTCCCAGCGGGTAACGCGGTAGTGATCGAGGCCGTTCTCGGAACGCTCGAGCACCATTTCATGCACCAGGTAGCCGCAGCTGATGTTGCGGCGGATCCCGTCGGCGACGTCCTGCCAGATCTCCTCGGCGTACTGGCCGCGGGAGAAGCGCACCAGGGCGCGCAGCTTGCGGTCGCCGTCCAGCCATGCCTTCTCGACTACGCCGATCTGCCGCCAGTGCTGGTCGAGCAGTGGCGCGCCGGCATGCAGGCGCGTGAGGTCAATCGAATCGGGCGAGTGGTCGAGCACTTCCATGCCGAACCAACGGCGCACCGGGTATTCGCTGGATACCGCGACCTCGACGGTGCGCTGCTCGGTATCCAGGGTGCCGATGTCTACAGCGAGCGAGCGCTGCAGCTGCTGCCCTTCAATCTGGCGAATGACGGGCATCGGCTCCCCGCTACTCGTCTTCTTCGCGGTCGTCGCCGGCATCGTCTGGCTTCTCCTGGTTGGTTGGTGTTGGTTCGGCGAGCAGCCCCATTTCTCGGAGCTGCTGCTCCTCTTGAGCGAGCTCGTCGAAAACCTCGTCGGGGTCGTCGCCGTTGAGGCGGATGTAGTGGCTGCGCGACTTGATGCGGCCGGCGACGCTTTCGCGCGAGGCCTTCGAGTCCTTCAAGGGGTCGACCCAGTCCCAGCCGCGGGCTTGCCACTCCTGGTCGCTGCAGCGAGCCAGATCGCGCGGGGCGATCTTGATCGCGCCCTTGAGCAAGGCGCAGTTGAACCACTCCTCGCCCACGCGCTCGAGCAGCTCGCTGATCACGAGCTCTTGGCAGCACTTGTAGAAGTCGCGCTCGTCCAGCTCGCCAGAACGCAGCGAGGAGAAGCTGACGCCCTCCAGGTCGTTGGCCAGCCGGTTGTAGCTCGGCCCAAGGCCAGCGGCACCGCCGCGCAGGGTGTCCTTCACGAACGGCGCGTAGTCGCTACCGGGCGAGGCGTTCTGGTGCGGCTTGTAGGTCAGGCCGTAGGGCAGCACCTTGGTGGTGCCTGCCTCGACCTCCTCGACCACGTCGACGTCGCCCGTCTCGTCGTCGGGTGGATCCAGCCACTCGGCGTCCTGCTCGTAGAAGCCGGTGATCTTGGCCGCGTGTTCGGCCTTGACCAGGGTCGCCGAGCGAAACTCGCCCAGGTGGTGGATGTCCACGGCCGCGGCGTGCGTCCAGGTGAAGCCGCGCGACTGATGCGGCCTCCAGGGGTCGAAGGTGTGGATCAGCTCGCTCGCCGGGATCCGCTCGTAGCGCTCCTCGGCGCGGCGCAGGATGTCGCCCGGGTGGTCGTTAAGCATCCAGTACGCGACCGGGCGCTCCCACTCGTCGATCTCGACGCCCATCCTGATGCGGTTGCCGTTGTCGAGCAGCTGGTTAAGGTTCAGATCGAGGCGGTCGGCCTCGAGGATCTGCAGGGCGAAGCCCCAGCGGTTCGGCCAATTGCGCACCAGACGCACGAGCACCTCGCCATCGCGCGCCAGGGTCTCGAGCCAGAGCCAGGAGAAGGTCACGTAGCTATAGCGGCCGGTGACGTCGAAGACGCCCTTCTTGCAGAATTTCCGCCATTCCTTTTCGATCAGCCGGCGCGTGACGCGGTCGGGCTTGCCGTCTGGCAGCAGCGCCTTGGATTGCAGGCGGATGCCGTAGGGGCCGATCACGTTCTGCCGCAGCAGGCGATAGAAGCGCTTGAGGTAGGAGGTGTTGATCGACTGCTCGCGGGCGCGCTGTCGCAGCGTCTCGTGGTCGGCGTAGATCACCTGGTCAGCGTCGGCACCGCTCGAGCGCCCCGACCAGGCTTTCGCCAGGCGGCCACCGCCGGCCATCTTGAATCCGCGGCGACGCCCCACTTGCGGCTCGACGCGCTCGGCGGGCGGCGCAGGGGTACCGCCCAGGCCGAGGAAACGGCCCAGGGCTTTAAACGGTTGCATAGGCTACCCCATGGACAATTTGACCACTCGGCCGGTCGGCCAGCGGCGGTTCTTTTCGCGCATCAGCTCGCGCCGGTACTTGCTGCGCAGGGCATCGAGGCGCTCGATGGGGATCCGGTCGAGCCGCAGGCCGTCGATCTCATAGCTCTGCTGGTCTTTCGGGATCCGCTTCTCGAGCGCAGCCTCGATCAGCGCGAGCATTCGCTCGGCATGGCTGCGCACGTCGTAGGGCTCAGCCGTGGCCAGGTTGGCCGCAACCTCGAGACGGCCGGTGGCCACCGTCTTGCGCGTTTCGCCAAGCTCGACGAAGGCGGCCCAGCGGTACGCCCCAGGCGACCAAGCCGCGGTGGTCGCGGCGGCGACCTCGATCCGATAGGGCTCGGCGGCAATCGCCTCGAGCACGTACTGCGCCGGGCCGATCAGGGCGTAGAACAGTCGCCAGCCATCGGCCGCCGGATAGCCCGGCACGGCGCGTTCCCAGGCGACAGAGTCGCCCGCGTGCAGTTGTGTCGGTTCCATAGGGTTGCCTCAACCACCGGCGATCACCGCCGGGGCTTTCTGATGATGTTGAAGCGGGGCTTGGCCTTGGCTTTCGGCGCGTCAGCCTTGCGCGTCGGCGCAGGCTTGGCGGGCTTTTCCTCAACCAGGGCGGGCTCGCTTGCCGGCATTACCGGCTCGGGATCTGCAGCCGGTGACGGATCCGCCTCCTCGTCGGGCAGGCGCTCAGCCATCGGCCCGGCCTTGATCGCCTCGCGCAGCTGCGCCTTGGTCAGCTGGCCCGCCTTGCGGCGGTGCAGCTTGGCGTGCATAGCCATGACGTATTGCATGGCCTCGCAGTCGAGGTAGTGGTTTTCGCCAACCTGGTGGAACTTGCCCTCGGCCTCGCGCCACTCCTCGCCGACCAGCTGCTTGCAGTAGTCGTCGGTGACCTGCTGATGCAGCAGCCACCAGCCCGGGCGAGTGTCAGGGCGACCGAAACGGCTATGCACCCAGCGCTTGGCCAGGGGCGAGTCGAACGCCCAGCGGGCGTCGCCACGCTTGCGGGTCTTGCCCTTGCGGTCGACCTCGACCATTTCCTTGCGGAATGGCTTGTCGAGGCGTTCGCGACCGCGCAGGGCCATGGCCCGGCCCTTGTGCTCGTTGATAAAGCGGTAGACCTGGTCGTCGCGGTAACCGATGTCGATGCCGGTCTGGTTGATCGGATGGCCGTCGTAATCGGTGTCGATCAGCTCGCTGAGCTGCTCCCATACCGCGTCCTGGTCAGTCTCACCCCATAGCTCGCCGTGCTCGAGGAGCATCGAGCCGAGGCCGGCGTACCAGGCGCGCACCACGTAGACCAGGCGGTTTTTCTGCACGTCGATAGTGCAGAAGATCCGCAGCGGCTCGAGCAGCAGCACGGTGGCGGCGTAGCCGTAGCACTGGGCGCGAACCTCCTCCCAAGTAGGCACGTCGCCTGCCTGGGCGTAGCACTCGCCGAAGCCGGTGTTGTAAACCGCCAGCAGATCCGCCGGATCGTTCGACAATTGCGCCGCGAGCAGATCCTTTGCCAGAGCGCCGTAGGTCTTTTTCGAGCTAAACGAGCACAAGCCAGACGCGGCAAAGGTGAAGTGCGTCGAGCCCTCGGTGTCGGCGACGCCGGTCACTTCGCCGGCCTTGCTGACCGACTGACCCGGTGCCACAGCAACTCCGCGGGCGTTCATGGTCGGCCGCCATTTGCTTTCGATCATGCACCCGTGCGACGGACAGGTAAGCCGCGCCGACTTCTGCGCCTCGTCCGGCGTGCATTCGGTCTCTGAGCCCTTGCCCGGCCACCAAAGCAACCCCGACCAGGGGATGAAGTACTCGCCGCACTCGGGACAGGGCACGGCCCATTCGTGGCGAGTGCCCGACTGCCAAAGCCGCCAGACCGCCGAGCCCAGCGACTTGGCCGGCGCGACCGCCCAATGCTGCAGCCCGGACTTTTCATGTTTGTGTTTGCTCACGCGGCCATGGGTCGGCGTGGCGGTGTAGCCAATTTTCGAGCCGTCGTAGGCGTCGCCGCGGCGTTCCACCAGGCTGACGGTCGAGCCCTCGCCGGTGTTCACGATACGGTCGACCTCGTCGACCATGATCAGGCCGGCAGAGTCGGCCGACAGGCCGGACGGCGAGCCCGCCCACACAAAGCGCAGCTTGGTGCCGGCGATCCACTTCACGAACATACTCGAGCGGTTAACGTCGAGCTTGGCAGTCAGCGACTCGCATTCGCTGATCATGTCGTCGAACTTCGGCACTACTGCGTCTTTCAGCAGGGGCGCAGTGGGGGCGATATACATGATCGGCGTCGGATCTTCATCGAGCCGGTGGCCGATGATGTTCTCCATCGTCACCGACTTGCCCATTTGTGTGGCCGTGATGAAGGTCACCCGGTCAAAGCAGGGCTGCGCAAACGCCCAGGAGACCGGGCGCATGTACGGATTAACGTCGGGATTGAACTTGCCGGGGCGCGGCGAGCTCGGCGGCATGATGCGCTTGTCGCGCGCCCACTCGTCAGCCGTCCTCGGCGGTGGAGCCTGCACCAGATTCGAGACGTAATGAATCGAGGCGGCTAACGTCTTCAGTGAAATCGCGTGCGCGACGTTCGAGGCGCTCGGCAGTAGCTGCGCGGATGCTCCGCGTTTCCTCAAATAGTCGAGCTCGGATTGCGGCAGGGTCATCTATTACCGCCAAGTCTGCAGCGCATCGGCTCGGCAGTGCGTCGAGCTGGGTCGAGTAGACCGCCGCGATGCTTGTGTTAAGGGTGACCCAAGCGTCGAGCGGGATCAGCCGGCCGCGCACCTGGTCAATTTCAAGCTGCAGCTTTTCGCGCCGAGCTCGCTTGAGCAGGCGATCCTCGGTCGAAGCCGAGCCAGCGCCCTCGTCGTCGTCACCCTCCTCGCCCAGCTCGCGCCGAACTTCGCGGGCGATCAGCCACTCGATGGCGGCCTGGCTGTCGATCTCGACCGCCACCCCTCGACCGCCACCGCCCACCGTTGGCAGGCCCTCGTCGATCAGGTTAGAGATCCAGCGGGGCGACTTGCCGAGCAGGTCGGCCAGGTCTTTCTTGCTGATGATCTTGGCCATAGGGGAGAAAGGACTAAGGGTTAAAGGTACAAAAGGCCAAAGGCGAAAAAGTCCTTTCTGTCTTTTGCCCTTTGGTCTTTCAGTGAATAGGGTCGAGGCCTAGCCGCACCTGGCCGCGAGGTCAGTCGGGCGATGCAGGACGGCAGGCCTCGAGATAGGAAGAACGGACTGGATTCGCAAACCCAAACACGCGCGAGGCCCGCGAGTTTCACACCCGTGAAGGGGGAGGGGCCGGGGGAGTACCTAAAACCCGTGGCGCACCAACCTGGGGCGAGATCAATAGACGACGCCTTCTGTATTGATCGCTTCATTGCAGCGAACGC